ACCTCTGAGTTATTCTTCTTTATGTCTTGAATCTGTCCGGACAACTCTACGCCATCTATTCTTAGTTTTTGAGAGGCATCTTCATGCAATTTCAGCTGACTCTCAAATGTCTCTTTTGGAATATCCTGTCCACAAGATGAGCACACATCAGGGGTAGACGCTAATCTTTTTATCTCTTTTTGATGATGCTGTAACTGTCCTTTTACTCCACCTAACTTTGTCTGCAATTCATCATAAGACTCTCTTTGCAGCGAAGAAATAGACTGTAAGTCTTGTAAACTTATCTTACTCAACATTTCCTTGTATGTATTATTAATAGAAATTTTCTTGTTTTTCTCAGAGATATTTTTAATTTCTACTGATAAAGAACGGAACTCTTTCTCATCTTCTTCCGTATCAATTTCTAAAGTTAGTAGAGGCTGTACCTTCGTATCGCCCAACTTATTTTCATCTAACCATTTTTCTACCATTGTGATGTTGCCACTTAGCTTTGCTATATGTAGCCCGCTTTCTTTGGCAGCTTCCTTGAACACTTCGAACAAAGCTACGTAGTTATCTAAATGTAACAAATCAATAAGAAACTTTTTTCTATTGGTATCTGTGGCAGTTAGAAACTGTAGGCTTGCATTTGTATTCTGATATACTAGCTGTGAAAATGTTTTAAAATCTACTCCTATGAGTTCTTGTAGTGACTTATAAGTATTTGTAGCCGTATGACTAGAGATATCCTCTCCATTTTTTGTTAGCCTTACTTTTATACTTGATTTTCTTTTTACGTCGATCTCATACTGATCGTCATCTTTTTCAAAAGACAGAGAAATACTATATCCATCATTTACATAACGGTTTGGTATGTCTGCTTTCTTTATACCTTTTGAGTTCTTGTTATAGAGGGCTTCTTCTATAATTAACGGAATGGAGGATTTTCCCATTCCGTTAGTACCAATAATTTGAGTAACAGTATCACTGTCTAAACTCATCTCATTGTTTGGCCCGTAGCTAAAACAGTTACTCCACTGTAACTTTTTGAGAGTAATCACTAAATGTTCCTAGTATACTATCTATTTGGTCGTCCGATATTTCCAGAATTTGATATAAGTATTCTGAGAGTTCTTCTTCTACACTCATATCTTTTTTGATGATGAGAGAGGCTTCTGAACTGCGCTTTACTACTTTTTTATCTAGCAGTTCTGAGTTTTTTACTGCTGCTAACTCTTGAATATCCCCTTCTATTTCATAAATTGTATGGTCATACTCTGTAGCGACCATATCTTCTGGACTATGCACAGTTTTTCTAATCAACTGCGGTAAGTCAAACGGTTCCCATTGCCAAGACCAATCAACTTCATTGATTAGTAGATACCCCGTTGAGACCCTTTGTCTGTGAAAAGATGTCGTCATAGGACTACCTGGATAAACAATGTTTCTTTGAGTATTGCTATGGGCATGTAGATCTCCTGCAAATACTACAGGAAAATCTTCAAACCTACTCAGGTCTACTTCAGGTTTTACATGAGGAGGAATCTCTCCTCTTACATGAGTAAACAAGGGCATTCTAGTATTAAAGTGCTCTATACTTGTTTTCTTGTGTAAATCAGCATATGGCAGTACCCCAAAACCTAAATCATTATCAATATACGATATGTCTACTATCTGAACCAAGGGGTTTATCTTTCGAGATACTTCCTTTAGATGAGAAAAGAATGTCTTATTTTTCTTTGTAGCTTCGTGGTTACCGTCATAGATTAGAGTGGGTATTCTCACGTCTGCTATAAAAGAAAAATATAGCTGTAACTCTTCCATAGTAGGAAGGCGATCAAATAGATCGCCCCCTATAATATGCATATTGCATTCGGATTCTAGGTTATGTACTTCTTTAAAGAACTTATTATACCTATTTAGTGCCCAAGATGTTGGGACATTTTTCTGCCCCAATTTGATGTGCCAATCCGCTGTGAACAGAATCATGCAATGTTGAACTCGTCTTCAATGCTTTCATCAATTTCTGAAGTACCTGACGCATTATCACGATACTGATCAAGCAACGCTTTTTGAGCATCTGGAGTCGGACGAGGCATAACATCATCCATAGACTTCAAACCTTCAACGGCAGCAAGCTCTTCAGCGTCTAAAGCACGAGGCTTACATTTAAGGGCTTGTAACTGATACTCTACGTTGTAAGGCAGAGGTCCAGTCTTTACTCGCTTAAAGAACACGTCCCAACCAGTTACAAGGTCGGTAGGATCTCCTAAGTCATCAGAAGCCATAAGAATTTGTTCAAACAACTTTTTCTTTAAGTTTACTACTTTCAGCTCACCATTATCGAGGCACTGCATAGCGTAGCTCCAGCCACACTTGAGGTCTGGATAGAACTCACGTACCCAATCTTTTTCTAAGTTGTTGAATCTTTCTTCGTTACGGTCAAAAGACAAACACTCAAAAGGAATGTTCTTACCATTATCCCCTTGAATCCAGTATACGTAACGAGCTAGAATGTCTCCTACCAAACGGACTTTATTGTCTCCGTCTCGGTATGTAAAACTATTCATGTTTGATTTACGTGCTGCGCCTTTTGTTTTGTTGAATCCGATAGCCATGTTTTATATTCTCCTAGTGGACTTCTTCGTACTTAAAAAAGATTTTGTCTTCTCTAAGCTCTAGTAGTCTATTGTTTTTAATAAATGAGTTAACTTGCTCTTCACTTTGGAAGGGTAAGAGAACTCTGTCTAGCGTCCGTATCTTATTTAGTTTATAAGATGCGAGCGATCTAAAAGAGGCAGCAGCAAGATAGTCTGCCACCTCTTTATAGGTATACTTATGAGCCTGCTCCAAGAGCGCGTGTGGGTATAACAGAAAGCTATCCCCAGCGAAGGATGTATGCGAATATTTATATATAGCGTCGTATCTTGTTTCTGGAATCTGCTTGTGTACTAACATTCTTAGAATGCGTTGCACCTCTACAGGATTGCCTTTCGACGCTTTATAAACCTTCGACCAGTCAAATAAGAACATATATTATACCAAAGTATGAAGTAAATGTCAAGAACTATTTTTTCAAAGCTGCTTTATATTATAGCCTTGCTTTATGTAATGCCCCATGCGATTGGATGCTTGGCTTCTAGCAGTGTTACCTTTTAGATGTATGTCTACAACTACGGGGCTTATCTTTCCTTCCTGCTTTCGTATAACTCTACCTATTAACTGAGTTAGCAGGGGTTCATTGTTAATAGGTGTACCTAGAATAAGGCAGCTCAAGTTGTTTACTGAGATACCTTCTGAAAATATTGCTTGTGTGCCAAACAATATATCTTTTTTACCGTCTCTAATTTCGCACAAGAGGGATTCTCTTTCCTCATGTTCTACTCCGCCGGTAACACACACCGCATTTTCTCCTGCTAGTTCAGCGCATGCTTTTAAAAAGCTAACTCGGTCACTTACCACCAAGACTTTATGCCCCTTTGCAGCGTAGGCTGCCGCAAGCATGGATACGCTATGTAAATACTCTTCATTTCTAGCCAGCGCAGTTACTCTATTAGCCCAGGGAGTGCGGTTTCCATCCATAAATCTTACTTCTGACTTTAAAACATGAATTGTAGGAACCATAAAGTTTTCTTTCGGTGGTTTATAAACATTTTGTCCAAAGTAATCTCTAAAGACTACATGTTTCCCATCCTTTCTTTCTATAGTTCCTGACAATCCCAACTTATATCTACAGTAATTTGAATCTATAATTTTAGAAAACGTTGGAGATGATACGTGATGCATCTCATCCAGTATGATAGTGCCAAAGGAGTTCTTTATAGCGGGTAAGTTACGGTATAAAGTCTGAGTATTGCCAATTACGATTGGATTATCAATTTCAAACTTTCCACTGCCTATTATTCCTGCGGTAATTCCAAAGACTTTTTCCACCTCTTTTGCCCACTGATTTCGTAGAGCAATTGTGTGAGTTACTATCAATGTTTTCTGCCCAAACTTTCCTGCGATTGCTAATCCCGTAAAAGTCTTACCCCAGCTAACCCAAGCGTTGATAATAGCGTTATCTTCGATTGAGTTGAAAACTTCTAATTGACTTTTTCGTAATTCGTGCTTAAACGCAGGAAGTTCCACGGGTATCGTATTTCGCTTATCGACTATTTCATAGTCGGAGGGTATCAAGTCCGTTCTTCCAATAGGTATACTAACCAAGCCTTCGCGAATCCGTTGCATATTTTTTATTACTTGCGGCGGATCTCCTGGCTTGTACGAAGGAATAGAATAAGTAAGCTCTTTGTTTATAACTTCCTTATATTCTCTAGTTACTTCTAGGTATATTCTATTACTAAGAACTGCTTTCACTTACATTCCCAAATCTGTTTTTGCTATGATATATTCTTTTACGAAGTCACTTCTCACAATATCCTTTATTTCAAAGTCTATTAGGTCAAACTTATCCATAGCCTTTAAAACTTTTATAAAGTCTCTTAGTCCATTTTTGAACAAGTCTGCCTGCCTAAAGTCACCAGAAAAAATTACTCTGCAATTCATGCCTACTCTCGTAATGATAGAATCAAGTTCATGAAAAGACATGTTCTGACACTCATCAATTAAGATTACGGCATCTTGTAGAGTTACACCTCTAATAAAAGAAGTAGTCATAAAATGAACTAATCCTTTTGTTTTTAGAATTTCGTATGCGTCACCTCTTCCAAATAGCTCTATAGCTATATTTTTGTAGGGCTCCTCATACACTGCGCTTTTTTCTTTTTCATTTCCTGGTAAAAATCCCATGTCTCTAGTAGGTACGGCACTTCTGATTATAATTAGATTGTGATACAAACCTTTTACAATATCATCAAAAGCTAAGTAACAAGAGATAAAAGTTTTTCCAGTTCCTGCAAGCCCGTGTAAAACAAGGTTTTTTTCGCTTTCAAAAGCAAGCAGTTGATTTTTAGTTAAGGGCTCAACCTCTGTTAAAGTAAGACCAGAACCGCTAAGAGTCTTCGTTCGTTTTTTCATATAATTACTATATCTTTCTTCGAGTAGCATCTTTTTTACTCTCTGCAAACTCGTAAATTATCCAAGGTATCCCTTGAACATGTAATACTCCTGCCCAAGTATTCTCAGGCAAAGGAGGTCTTGGTAACCTAAAAGGAAAGTTTATTCCTCTTAGCCAGAGTATAGAAGCAATTTCTCTTCCTTCTATTCTTTTAATTTTATAGTATTTTACCTGCGCAAAAAAAGTTTTTTGATATGTAAAAAGCCTCCCCTTATTGTCTATATAAGACGCGGGAGGCTGCTTTAACAGTCCTACTATGTCTACTAAGGACTTCTGTATTTCCATGAAATCTCGAAAAGGAGACTGTAACCTACGAAGACCTAAGGTCTCCCCTTCCATGTTTCTATCATCTAGTAGCTGCCCGTCTAAATAAACTAGTCCGTCTTGTTCAGACCAGTTATCTGACGGTAGCTTGAATATAGGAAAAACTATATTTCCTAGATGCTTATAGGTAATCACCATACTGCTTCTCAAACTTACCCATTGAGTAGTCTTCTCCTACTTCGAAATCACATCCTACAGGTGCTCCAGAAATAGTAATACCTCTATCTAATTGAATAAATCCTTGCAAAGCACTAGAGTATACGTCTACTTCTTCGGTTGGTACTTCTGCAAGAATAGAGTCATGAACAAGAGCAAATATACGGCTTTTCATTTTGTTAGCACGTATATAAGCTTCCATATCAATAGCACCTAACAGGTTTATATCAGATGCAGGGGATTGTACTAAAAAGTTTAATCCTGAGCGTATAGTGTGACTACGAATACCTTGGTCATCCGAAGAAATATTTGGTAAACGTCTTTTTCTTCCAAAGAAGCTATA